ACCAAATATTTTATTGACAACTGGTATATCAAATCCTAATATGTTATGACCTATTACTTCTTCAGTTTGTTTTATAAACTCTTCAAACCTATGTAAGTTATCTTCTCTAAACTGATAGTAAGTATCGTTATGTTTACAAACAATACACCATATCTTATCAGCAGTCATGGTTGTTTCTATATCAAATATAACTTTATTAAAAGTCATCTGACTTTACCTCTGTTAATCTACCAGTATCTATATCATACCTTAAGTCACAACAAGGACCAGTTATACCTGAGAATCTGTTCTTTAATACTCTTATCCTAGTGGTGTTCCTTATATCAGGGTCATCGTTCTGTGCGTCTCTCTCAAGCCCAATAACCATATCACTTAGCTGTCCTATACTAGCTGAACCTCTTAATTGTGATAGTGATGTTGATGCACCTTCCTCATGTCCTTTACCATCTGGTCTTCTAAGGTGTGATACTACTATCATAGATACTCCTGTCTCTTGAACAAGTGTTCTAAGTCTAGTCATAATCTCATCTAATGCTCTTCTCTCATCACCATGCTGTTGGTCTGATACAATAATACTTATATGGTCAATGACTATATACTTACAATCTAAACCTTTAGCTAAGAACCTAACTCTTGAAACAATATTATCAATAGAGTTAGAACCAAAATGGTCAAACATAAATACTCTACCAGTACCTACTGTTGCATCAAAGTAAGTTTTCATTTCGTCTTTACTAACATGAACATCTGGTAAGTGTAATCTTTGATTAGCTTCAACACTCATCAAACCTTTTGAAGTTATAACTGGTGTCTCCTCTAACATTAACAAACCAATTTTATCTTCAGTTGATTTTATAATGTGATGGACTACCTCTCTCATTACTTGAGTCTTACCTAGTCCAGACCCTGCTGTAAAGGTAACTAACTCTGAAGGTCTTAGTCCATAAGTAATTTTATTTAAACCTTCAAATGGATACTGAACAAATGATTTAGTAATTGGTTTTAGTACAGCATCTAATAATGTATTAGCATTTATAATTCCATCTGGTGCAAATACTTTCGCATCCCAAAATGTTTTATTATATATTTGTATTTTATTTTTTGTTAAACAATCTGAAGCATCTTTAAATCCTTCAGGTAAATGCATAACCTTACATTTTCCTGGTGAAAATAACTCTGCAACTTTCATTGCACCTACTCTACCTTGTTCATCATTATCAAAATTTATAATGACATTATCAAAATTATTTTCTAACCATTCTAAACTTGTCTTAATATCTTTTACTGCTGAAGAGATACCATTCTTAATACTAACTACTGGTGTGTGGTAGTTTCCTTTTAACATCATCTGATAAGCTGATAAACAATCTAACTCACCTTCAGTTATTATACAGTATTTATTTTTAGAAAAAAGATGTTCACCAAACAGCCCAGAGTTTTTTGTATTACCTTGTATACTAAACTCTTTTAGCTTTGTGTATCTAGTCTTAGTCGCAATCTTTGAGCCTTGCGTATCGTGGTATGGATAGTAATGGTTTGTTATAGTACCCATGTTATCCATCTTAACTGTCACTCCAAACTTCTTACAAGTTTGTTCTGAAATATTTCTATCTATAATTTCTGCATAGTTAGATTCTTTCATATAGTCTTTTACTTCATACTCATTATTACTATTCGTTGTTGGTTGTAATTCCATATCGTATTCCCTTATGTATTCTTGACATGAAAAACAATAAGCAGAGTTGTCTGCATTCACAGATACTGCATCACTACTTGAACATAGTGGACAGGGTAAGTGAAACTTTACAAATCCATTTTTATTTATTTCTTCCATAGTCGCCCTTATGATTAATTAATTCAAAAAAAAAGAAGCCGACTCTACTACAAGCCGACTTCTTTCTAGGAGTAAAAAATGATGACACACTATATGTCCTTCACTTTATGAGATGTTATACTAAAAATCTTCCTTGATGTCAACACCTGCACCATTAGAAGTTTCAATATCAAAATCTTCTTTAGGTGTATACTCGATTAAGTCCATGACTTGTACAGCTTGTAAGTCCAAGCCTTTTCCCTTCTTACCTTTGAAGTTCCAGTCATAAGGTCTGTACATTACTTTAACCTTACTACCATTACCAACTATCTTATCGAGTGGTTGTTTAGCACCATCAACTAATGTTGGTTGTGTATTCTTATCACCATTAGCTTTAGATACTTTTCTTTTAAATCTAACTATGTTAGATATTGTTTGCTCATCAATTACAGTTTCACCAACAGAGATTCCTTGACTTCTAAAGTCTTCGGCTGTTGCGTCATCAACTGCTAAATCAATTCTCCACATAGGTTCAAACTTTTCGTTTGGTCGTGTCAGAGAAGCCCAGTAAGCTGTGCCTTCAATTATTGCCATATGTATTTTCCTTTATTGTTATTGTTATTATTAAAATGGTAGTAAACCCCATACCTTTTGTGCGTAAATAAAAGTATATGTTCCTATCACTTTTGTTTTATATATTAACCAAGACATTATTGTCCTTTTTGTTATTGTTAATTGTTATTGTTTTACTATCATATTTAATCATCGGTGTCAACACTTGGTTCAACTTTATTTTCAAGCATCTCTTCTATTTTCTTATCGATGTTTAGTTTAATAGTTTGTTTCTTGTTCAGCTTTTCTTGAAGTTCACCTATCTTAGAACCCATAGATTGAATATCATTATTAGCCTGTTCTAATTGTATTAGAATTTGTTTAATCTTACTATCTTTTTGATTGATAGTATCATTTAATTCTTGTTTCTCTTTTGTTAAATCAGAGATTGTTGACTTGTATTCTTTTAATAAAGATTTATCTGTCATTAGAAAATTTTTTTACTCCAGTTTTAATTGTCATTTTATTTATTCGTTTAATACTATCACCTGATTTAGTTAACCTTATCCAATTAACTACAGTATCTTCAGGTAAAATTTTTAAAAAATTATATGCTGTCCATTTATATATATCTTTTATTTTACCAAGATGATTGTTTATAGTATCAATATGCCATACATTATTTCCACTTTGCCAATCAAATTTTTCTAGTATTCCTGTCTGTTTAAATTTTTTTTCTACATCATCATTTAAAAATGCCCAGTTAGTAAATGCATAAGCAACACCAGTATTTTCATATCTAAATATATGATATTGATTTAAAGCTACACTAGGTATAATATACATTGCTAATTCTTTATCTGTTTTATTTTTCCAAATAGTTTGTTCTTTATATAATCTTATTGCATCTATTATATCTTCGTTCTTAGACATTTATATTGCTATACATTCCTCAGTAAATAATAATTTCAAAGGTAACACTACACACTTGGATGCTCTGTAGTCTCCAATACTTTTAGTGTGCGTCTTCTTATATTTCTTTACTATTTTTTTTAATCTTGATACTCTAAAGACTAACATACAATGTTCCTTACCATCAAGTTCTAATATATGAAACCACCATTTAGATTCTGTTTTATCTATTCCAGATGGTTTGTCTCTAAACTCATACTCAATAGCAATGTTGCCTGTCTTTCTCCACCATGCTCTCTCAGTTTTTATTTCTACTTTACTTCCTTTAAGTAAATCAGCTACTCGTTTCTCTCTTATCTGTCCATACTCTAAGTCTAAATCAAACTTAGTATTCTTTCCTGTTGCCATTAGTATTGTATCTCCTGATGAAAGCTACAAATATAATGGGTCAAAAACTTATTAAGATTTTTATTCTCAAATAGTTTTTTAGCATTAGCTTTATCTAACTGTTGAAACTTCCTAATTATAAATGTTGGTTCTAAGTTTGCGTAATCGCATATCTCACAGAAGTGTGAGTCTTCTTTTGAAAACCAAGCCCTTGCGTCTTGGATTATATTTTCTCTAGCATTACCCCATGCATGAATATCTACATCCAATGCATCCATAATTGCTCTAACTATAACACTACGATACAATAAAATATCTGGTGTTATTGCTCTGCCTTCACCTTGTCCTGAAGTTATACTACTGTTCAATATCATATTTCATTTTATCAAACACCTTGTTTAATAAAGACTTTTTATTCTGCTTTATAATCTTCGAATGAAACTGTTTTGTTTGTGGACTTTTCGCTATTGGATTTCTGGATTTTATTTTTAAATGTTTCTTCATCAATCTCTTCTACTGTATGTCTACTATGTTTCACTTCTCTATTAATTATATTTGAATATGGACTCCAATTTA